CGCATTATATTTTTCTGAACAAATATTCATCCCCTCACTAAAGGGAGGGGATTCTTTTTGGAGAATGATAATTATATATCAAATACTGAGAAAATACTTGTTATCTAAGTACCATTCGACAGCCTGTACAATACCGTTTTTGAACTTAATTCCAGGTGCCCAACCGAGGTTTTTAAGTTTTGATGAATCGATAGAATATCTGAAATCGTGACCCAATCGATCTGGTACAAACTTGATCAAGTCAGTACCCTTACCAATTACTTTGCAGATCTCGTAAATAACTTCCAAATTGGTGAATTCTTGATTGGCTGAGATGTTGTACGTCTCGTTGTTTCCGCCACACTCCAACACCTTCAATATACCTGCACAGTTGTCAAACACATGAGTCCAGTCACGCACCTGTTGCCCAGCCCCATAAACAGGAATTGGTTGATCTTCCAAAATGCTTTTGATAACCTTAGGAATCAGCTTTTCAGGCGTTTGTCTAGGGCCATAGTTGTTTGATGACCTAGTAATATTGTAATTCATTCCGAATGTTTCGGAAGCCGCTTTTACAATTAATTCCCCAGAAGCTTTAGAGGCTGAGTACGGATTACGAGGGTTCATCGGAGACTCCTCTGTCCATGAAGCATCCGTTTCCGATTTCAGCTGCCCATAAACTTCATCAGTGGATACGTAAAGCAAACGCTTAACTTCATGTTTACGACAAGCGTCTACGATAACTTGTGTTCCAACAACATTAGAAGTAATGAACTTGTATGGATCTGTAATAGAATCATCAACGAACGTCTCGGCTGCACCGTGAACGACAATGTCTGGTTGTTCCAACTGAAACACGCAATCCATGAAATGCTTATCTGTAATATCTCCGATGTAGAATTGATGATTCTTGTTTGCGTACACAGAGTTCATGTACTGTTTGCGAACGATCTTATCTACGCTGGCAAATGTATACGGATGCTTTTCATACAGGGACTTCCGAATGAAGTTCGAAAAGATGAATCCGATACTTCCTGTGACTAATACTTTTTGTTTCATTTAATGAGTCCATAATCACGCTGAGTATTGTAGGTCTGATCGTCAACGGCATACTTGCCGTGCCACTTAGTTCTGAACCGTTGAATGTTAGGTTGAAAGAAAAGCTTGTTAACCGGATTCTCTTTTAAAGTTGCACTTTCGCGGTGAGATATGTTTGTCTTTCCACAATAAACTATCTTCTTTCCCATGGCGCCGATTGCCAAACAAGCATCAATATCTTCGTACATCCAAATGTACTTTTCATCGAGTCCGCCGATGCCAGACTTATTGGTCGTACAAATGTTTTTGTAATACTTAGCTTTAGTCATTACTACAGCGCCGGTTACGGCCTGGAAGTAACGATTCTGTTCAGCAACGGCGTCGCTTTCCTGTCCGGCTCGGAAATGAATCGGCAGCTGGTTGTTCTGATGAAAAATAACTCCAGCATGTTGAATCTTATTGGTACCGGTAAAGACCAATCGTGCTCCGACCATTCCAACGTCATCGGTCATGGCTGCAATCATATTCTTTATCGAGTCGGTGTCCTGTATTTCAACGTCGTTGTTTAGTAGCAGAATGTGATCGTCTGGTGCGGCCTGTGACTTATCAAAAAGATAGTTCATCCCCTCAGCGAATGATTGCCTGTTGTTTGGGTAGGCATACGGAATGATGCCTGGCTCATTCCAGGCAGACATCTCATCTATTGTTCTATCTTCGGAACCGTTGTCCTTGACGTGCCAGCGCCAATCCAAACTCTCCAAAGCTGGCATCAGCGAGGCCTTGAGCGGTCGAAGAAGATGGATACCGTTCCATGTCAAAGTGAGTATGTGAAGCATTCTATAACCCTACGTTAAGTGTTCCAAGAAAATAAACGCCACCAAGAGTGTCGAATGCAATTGATGGCCCAACGTAAATATTACGTGTTAACGGAATGTGCTGCCCGACATTATAACTAACTGGCGTTACCAAGAAATTAATCTTTTGATTGTTCATAGCGTATCCGGCGCCGAGCCCCAAGAATGTCCAAGCCGGTTGAGCTTTGAATTGTCCATATGACATAAAAGCAAGGCTTAAAGAGGGTACCGCATCGGCATTGAGTTGCTGAGCATTCATGCCACCTGATATACCAAGGTAAAGTCTAGGGTTCCAAAATGAAAATGATGGAGTCGGATATTCTTGAAGAAAACGACTATTGTCTAATTTAACTTCGAACTTTTCACCATTCGATTCAATTTGCATTTTGTTGTAAGCATATTCTTTTCCGTTCTCGTCTTTACCAAGAACAGTGGTCGTCGTATACGTACGAGGGTAAACGGTCACATCCCATGGTTTATCTTTCCATGAGCTGAATCCTACCTGTCCCACCGGTACATTCACATTAGAGAATTTCTCATCAAGCCTCAACTGCTGGGTATTGTGTTGGTAGCCATATGGATCGGGACAAGGCAACTGGGCTCCATTGCAATCGACTGTCGGGCCAGTTCCTGGGTTGCCTGGGATTGTGCCGGTTGAAGATATATTAGTGAATTTTTGCTCTGCACTCTTAGCCACAACGACATTGATTCCGTCAACCTTGGCATTGAGTTTATCCAAATCGTTCTGCACAACCTTCAAATCAACACCATTGCTTTTGGCAAAGTCTTCAATGTCCTTCTTGGTAGCCCACTCTTTCTGAGCCCTAAGGATATTGTCAGCCAACTGCTTCTGAAGCGTGATTTCAGATTCGATAGCTGTTTGCCGCTTGCCATTCTCTACTTGCTTCACGATGATGAAAATTAGAGCAGCAGCCACCAGGATGGCGCCGAGCCATATTAGAATTTTGGTACTTAGAGTCATTATTGTAGCCGTTTCTTATTTGGATTTAGCAATCTATCAAACGCATCATAGACTTTATTTTTAGCATCCTGACTATCTTTAGCTTCGATCTCTATATTCACAATATCTTGAGTAACGTTTGTAGCAGAACTCCACATTTTGAATGGTAAAGTTATTGTATATTTCATATGCCCAGCCACTTCTTTTTGAATATCTGTTGGGCAGGACTGTACAGCCCAGATAGCCCGATTGATGTACTCGTAACCTTACCGAAATGAGTAACCGGTACCTTCATGATTTCGAAATTGAAACCCTGAGCACGTGCCCGAAACGTCATATCGGTATCTTCAAAGTAAGCTAGACCGAACTCGGTTGAGAACGGCCCCATATCGCCAGGCAGAATAAGCTTCTCATAAGAGTCTCGGGTAGCGGTCAAATTCCAACCACCCATGTACCAATGATTGCCTTCAAATCGATCTGTCTCCTGAACGAAATTCAATTGTTCATTCAAGATTCCGACAGTGGGCCCTACCATATAATCTTTGTCACGGGCAAAGACATTCAAAAAATCTATAATAGGTTGGGTCCAGGTTTCATGATCTTTTTGAACACGGATATCGTTGTTCAAAAACATAACTGCGTCACCGATAGACTCGGCAAATCCACGATTGCACGCTTTAGCAAAACCTTCGTTTCCATCATTGCGTATGTACTTGAAATTACTGCGTTTAATTTGTGCCAATGCACTCGTACCGTCAGAACTTCCGTTATCCACAACTACAATCTCGTGGCTGTCAGGAAGCCTGAACAGATCGTTTAGGCACGCGCTAGTAAAATTGTACTTATTAAATACCGGTACGACTATGGATAAAACTTTAGCTTCAGACACATAATCATATGGCTAGTGCAAGAATCTTATCGACAACTGCATTCCAAGTGTATTGTGGAATTATTTGACTGTTTATAGCATTGAATTGAGATTTTAACTCAACAACATTTGTAACGGCATGCCGAATCTTATCGACAGCATCGTCAACGTCAGCTCTGAATATCTTTGCGTATGGAGATTGAGTCCAGTATTGCATACGAGGAGGAGCCATCTCTTCTTTACCTTCGATCAAAACAGAGTTGGTATCGTTTAAAAAATCTAGTTGGCCGCCATAACGAGGCGAAACGATTATGTTTTTACAAGCCATTGCTTCTAGACCTGGCATCCAAAAACACTCCGCAAACGACATGGTCCACGTGATGTCACATGCATTATAAAGTGAATATATGTTCGGAATGAATCCACGAACAATTTCTACTTCAGCGTGGTCACGAAACTCACTCTCGAACTGAGAGTAGATGTCTCTAAAAGAGTGCTCCCACTTCTGGGCTCCTACCGACTCAACGATTTTTAGTACAAGACAGACATCATCTTTCTTAGTGAAAGCAAGGCCGAATGCCCGCAGCAATCCGATAAAGTTTTTTCTAATGTGTGGTTGCGCAATATTCGCGCAAATCTTTACAGTCTTCTTTGTCTTAAGACTAAGAGGAGGGGCCGCAGCATCAGACGGATCGATACCATGAGGCACAACCGTCATTTTAGATTCTGGAATTCCATTGTTAGCAAATATGCGCTTAGAAAACTCAGACGATGGCAACATACGGTCACAGTAAACGTGACCCTTTCCAAAACCATTTGGAAGAACTGTTGTTTCATAGTTCCAAATTCCAAAACGATTCTTCTTTCCGTATCTGAGGTGTTCAAC